CGTCGGCCAGTGCTTCGACAACGAGGCGGGCTTCATCGACTTCGTCAAGAACACCGCTGGCACCACGCACGTACAGCCCGTGGCCGGACGAAATGACGATGCGGTCGTATGGCATGTCGGTCCTCCTATGGGTTGATGTTCAGCTTCTTGGTCATCACTTCCACGATGCGGTCAATGCTCTTGTGGTTCTGCGCAATGTCCTGCTCCAGCTTGCTGATGCGGAGCTTCATCTCTTCCATCCGCAGCACCGTGTACTCAGCGCCGCGCGTCTCCATGATGGCAACCCGCGTCTCCAGCTTCACCATGTAGGCGAGCACGCTCGCGGCTCCCGCGCCGATGGCGATGAACTGCGCGATCAGGAAGTAGATCAACGTCGCGTTCTGGCGCATCCATGTCTTGGCACCATCGACCATCCGCTCATGCCCCGGTCATCGCCCCATCTTCGTCATGAACGCATCCAGCTCCAGTGGCGGTGCGCCTTCCTGTGCCCTGATGCGGTTCTCGTGATCGAGCAGCATCTGCTGCTCCGGCGTCGGCTTCGGCTCCGGCACTGGTGGCGGCACGTATTCGTCAGTCACGCCGCCTGCTTCAACCCACTTCAGATACTCCGCGTAGTCGCTGTTGAGCGGATCGGGCGGGATGTAGGCACCATCCGCTGTGCGATGGATCATATCGGTCGAGGTCAATTGATATTCAGCCATGTCACAACCTCGCTGTCGAAGTGACAATTGTTCCGCTGGCCATGCCCCATGCGTAGGTTCCGCTCGCGGTAACGGTCGTGTACAAGGCGAATGTCTTTGGACCTGCTGTTGAAATGATTGGCGCGCTGCAATTCGAAATCGTCATCGCTACGCCGCCAACCAACATGGATGCCCCTGCGCGCATCTCGACCTCGCGCGTCCACGACCTTGTCGGTGTGGTGCCAGCGAGGCCGTAGCCATAGTCATTGATGTAATCGCCGGGGTATTGCACCGTCTGCGCGTAGCGCTTGCACAGTCGCATCTCGTCGGCGTGATGCCGCTGGATGAAGGGCGAGCGTGTAGCTGGCGGTGCTTCGTTGCCGGGCCACATTCCGAAGCCGGTGATCGCGACGACATTGCCGGTGGTGCCGAGAAAGTTGGTCTGGCCCGTGACGCCCATATTGACGCCCACCGTCCATGCGCCGGGAGCAAACAACCAAGTTGTGCCAGCACCGGGGCAGATCACGACGCGCATGGCAAGCACGGCACCGGTTTGCCACGTCCCGGCTACGTCACCGGGGATCGTCGTCGTTACCCAATTCCAAGCCCCGGCATTCGGGACGTTGACGAGAGTGCCGTAGCTGCGATTGACCACATCGTTCTGCAGCGACACGCCGATGTTGCCTGCGATGGTCGCCCAGACCCAGAACCCGATGGTGACCGGCTGCGCATTGGCGGTGCCGAAGGCCAGCCGAACGGAGCGGACGCCTTCAATCGGATGGATGAAGGCCACATAGTCTCCCGCCGCCAGCGAGGCCAAGCCGACATTGGCGCGCATCGAAAGCGACGATGGATAGCCGGGCGGCGGCGTCAGCGACAGCGTCGGCGAACCGGTGAAGACGCGCTGAAACCAGACATCCCATGTCGCGGCGCGGACGAACGCGCCTTGCCAGTTGTCGCCCCAGTAGGACAGCCCGGTGCCGATCATCGAGGCTGAGACCGAATTGTCGTAGGTCTGGCTGAACAGCCCGTTGCCGTTGACCTGAAGGCCGGTATAGGCCAGCGCATCGAACGGTGCAGCGTAGATGTTCTTGCGCGCCCGCTCGATCTGCGCGGTGGTCAGCGTCTGCGCGGCATCGAAGCGCACGGCTTTCGCATCCACATCGGATGGATGCACGTGATCCTCGCGCGCGAAGTTTGTCGAGGTGCCGACCACGGCAGGCGTTGCATCCATGAGCGGTGCCACAGTCGCCGGACTGCCTGCACCCGCTGGACCCTGTGGTCCCTGAATGCCCTGCGGCCCCTGAATGCCGGGCGGCCCCTGTGGCCCCGGCACAGTGGACGCCGGTCCAGTCGGACCCGGATCGCCCTGCGGACCCTGCGTGCCTTGCGGGCCAACCGGTCCCTGATTGCCCTGATCACCCTTGACGCCCTGCGGCCCGGCACTACCCGAAGGCCCCGGAGGACCAACCGCGCCTTGCGGACCCGGCTGCCCCGGCAGGCCCATGCCGGGAGGACCGGGCGGGCCTTGCTGCGGCACCTCGATGATGGCGATGTCGTCCGGCGCGAGAACCACGACAGGCGGGACGCTGACGCTGATCTGCGTTGCAGGAGCGTTGATGACCTCGATCTTGCTCATCGCGTCGGCCCCGCGTTGTTGGTCAGCACGCCGGACCAAATCTGGGTCTTGCGCCCGACGCGCGTCATGATGTTCGAATGATCGAAGTCGCCGAGCCCAAGCCGCACCAGCCTGTCCTTGACGATCAGCACCGTGAACAGTCCGTTGGGCGGATCGAAGATCACCATCTCGCCGGTATCGGTGCCGAGCCGCAGCACGGCGGCCTGATCTTCCGCGTGACGACGCAACATCATCTCCAGCGCCGCGCCGGTCAGGTCGATGGGCATACCGGACGCGGTCTTGTATTGAAACGCCTGATAGAAGTCGGCGTCGTTCTCGACGGTGATGTTGACCGTTGCCATGGCTCAAAGTCCCGTGAAGGCCGTGTCGATCTGCTCAATCGTGGTGATGGTGTTGAGCGTGATGTCGTGGCTGACCTGCTGAAACACCTTGTAGCAATCGTCGGTGTGCTTGTTCACCGCGTCCGACATCTCGATCATCTGCGCGGCATCGACCGGATAGAATTGCATGTCGGAAGCGAACCACTGCGTGGTGAATGTCGGGTCTTTCTCGGCAGCGCGCCGCGCGTCGGCGATGAACTGGCGGCCACGGTCATCGGTCTGCACCGGGATGCCGCCCGCAATCATGCCGCCATTCACCTTGGTGGTGCGCACGGTGATGGCATAGCCCTGCAACTGCGGCTTATGGTACTGGCCGACGCCCGGCTGCGACATCTTCTTTGCGACATCGTCCCACATCCACCATGGATGGAGGTCTTTCACGTAGTACCAGACATCCTCTTCGCTCGTGGCGTTTGGCGGCGCGGACAGACCTGAGGCTGGTTTCCACGCGACATAAGCGCTGTCGCTGGTCGGCACGTAGATGTTGCGCGCCGACGAATAGACATTGGCGGCGTCACCCGCGACGGACCAGTACCAGTTTCGTGCATCAAACATTTGTTTCGCTCCTAATGATATTGGCCGCCGCTAACCGTTGAGCCAGCCACGGTGCCGGGGAAGTAGTTGATGCCCTGACCCTGCGTCTCGATCACGCCATTCAGGCTTGCCCAGTATTTATAACCCGACACGAAGCCGGGAGCAGAGAAGGTTGGCAGGTAGGGAGCACCTGCGACCTCAAGGCTTCCGTTTGCCGTGCAGGAAACCCAAGCATAGCTCACGGTGACGGCGTTGGTGATGGCATGCACGGGACCAGTCGGCCCCCGAGCGGACCCCATGAAGATGACGCCGCCGAAACTCGCCATCGCAGCAAACGCCATGTTGCCGCTGTAGGTGTGGTTCCAGACCTGTATCTGTCCCGGTCCTTGCACCGAGTGCGCGCCGCTGGCACAGAAGCCGGTCTTGCATCTGTCGGTGATGAGGCTTGAACCGGAGCCAGCCGCAAACGCAGCCGGTGGTCCCATGCCCGTGCCCGTCGAAGCCATCAGGTCGTTCACGGTCAGTGTGTTTGCACTCAGCACCATGAACGTGTGTTGGTCGTTCGCGCCCGTGACGAAGGTCGCGCCGATGCCAGCACCCTTGATGATGGTTGCTGGCCCCGGAAACGCTGGCGTGGCGACCCACTCAGGATAGGTGCCCGCCGCGACGTTGATGGTCATGGTGTAGACCGATGGCCCGTACTTGAAGGTCTCGTTCATCGCCCGCTGGATGGTCTTGAACGGCCCGTGCGGCCCGCTGATCGCATTCGACGTGCCGTCATACAGCACATCGTCGCCGGTCGCGGCGTTGACGTACAGGTTGGTGTTGGCAGACATGATCGGAATGCCGGTCGCCGCCGAATAGGCACCGCTGTACAGTTCGAAGTTGGAATGAGGTTGGTTGTAGACCAGCAGCGCGTAGTAGGTGCCCTGAAGATCGCCCGCCTGCAGCCCCGCGCCACCACGCCGCACAATGTTTTTGCCAGCCAGACCATTCACCGAGATGACTGCTGGCCCGGTGTTCGTGACCGCAACCCGAACCCAGATGTGCATGCCGTCAATGTAGGCGACCAGCGGCGGCGTCAGAGCAATCGACAGCAGGTTTGCTGCGCCGCTATCGACGCCGTAGATCACATGCCCGGTCTGCACCGAGCGCCCGAGCTGATGCAGGTCGCCATTGTCCGGCACCAGACCCGCATCAGTGATGAAGTTGACCAGCTCGCGCTGCGGATACTCAATCGACGCCGCAGGCGGGATCGAGCCCATCGTGCCGGTCGTCGGATTGCCGTTGACGTAGGGCGCATCGGGATCAGAGACGCCGTAAGGTGCGTTATATTCCATGGTCGTGCTCCATGTTAGGGCGTCCCTGCCATTGGATCGCCGGGATTACTGAGGCCGGAATAGTCGAACAGGATGGTGGTGTGACCCGGCTTCCATCGGTTGAGAATGCATTCGAGGTCGTCGGCGAGGCCGATGATCAGATGCGGATCGACGCCGCACTGACCGGATGCGCAGCGAAACCATTGCAGGCTCGCTTCGGCAACGTGAACGGTCCAGTAGTAGCGGTTCTCCAGCGGACCCAAGCCGTAGTTCGGCCACTCTGACAGCTCGCCGTCCGCGATCAGAACGCCGCGCGGGTTGTAAATCTTCTGGCCCCACTGATTGCGCATCGGATCAGGTGGCAGGTCGCCATAGACGCGGCAGTCGCCGCAGCCGTCCATGGCGATGAAGAACGGGCGATATTCGGTGATGGTGATCGTGTAGCCAAGCATCGCCGCAATATCTATGAAGAACTTCCGTGACTGCGCGCCCAGCATCGTCATGCGCATGACCAGTGCGAGTTGCCGGGCGGCGATGGTCTGCGGGCTCTGGTAGCAGGGATCGGGCAGGCCCCAGTTGCGCTCCCAGTCCGGCAGCAGTTCGACGGTCTGGCGTGGATCGCTCTCGATCTCCAGCAGCCGCGATGCCCTGATTTCGAAGTCACCCCAGATGCGCGTCAGCCCGCGCACGACACGCATGAGCACGCCATCCCAGTTGCGCGGCCACGCCTGACCCTGCGGCAGCAACGCCTGCATGGCGTCCGCATAATCTTCTCCAGTGCGCGTGACGTGCTTGTCAGGCATAGAGCACAGTCCCCAAGGTTGGCATGTAGCCGGGCGCTGGCATTTCGGTCGTCTCGAAATCAAGCTCGTGCGTGTCCTCGCCGACTGCTTGGCTGATCGCTTCATCAACCCATGAGCGGTACATCGTCTGGCCCGGCTTCGACCGCTTGAACTCCATCTCGGCAATCGAGGTCTCGATGCGGGCGCGCACTGTCGGCGTGTCGTTGGTCAGGTTGCGAATGGTGATGTCGTAGAAAAACAGGATCGGAGCCATCACGAAGCAATCCTTCACCGTCACCGGGCGCATGATGTCGAGGTAATCGCGCACGACAGTGAGCTGCGCTTCGTTCGGCAGATCGGCTGGCGTGACGCGCATGTCGGTGTCGTCCACCAGAAAGCGCACCGTCATGGTGCCCGGCCCGATCTCCTGCGCTGCCCACGCGCGCGTGACGCCGGGCACTGCCATCGCCCAGCGCACATAGTCCGCCTGTGAGCCGCCCATCGGCGGGTTCTGGATGCGGAATAGGACACGCTCGCGAAGCTGCTCGTCGGTCTCCTGATCGTAACCGCCTGCCATGTCGCCGAGCAGGAACGCGCTGTCGATGCCGGGGATCGCCGGGTTGAGGCTCATCGCGTCACCGTCCGGCAGGTTGCTCACCGCGCCTGCGGTCAGCGCCACCGCCACCGCCGTGCCGAGCCCGCCGCTGCCAACCTCGCCTGCGGTGACGGTCTGGTACTGCACGCCGTTGCCGCCAGTCATGGTGCTGCCGACCGGGATAACAATGCCATTGTTACCTCCGAACTCCACGACGCCCTGTGCGTAGGTCGCACCCTTGCGGCCCTTGGAGCCGTCCGCATTGACCAGCCAGATCACACCGTGACGGTCGAGCCATTCCTGTTCAGCGGTATCGGGCATCAACTGCTTGGCGAGCCAGTCGAGATACAGCAGGGTGAGGTGCGCCAGTCCCGCCATCGCATCGGACATGATGCGCAGCACGCTGTTCGGGATCATGGCCTTCGCGCCCAACTGCGTCAGCACGTAGTCGCGCGTCAGCCTGCGGGTGTCTTTCAGCGTGGGTGTGGTCCAAGGCATGTTACTTCCCCAACTCATCCCAGAGGTCGTTGTAGCGAAGCTCGATGTTTGGCTGCGGCCCGCGATAGATCACGACGCCGATGTCGATGCGGTCGATGGCGACCCGTTCGGCGAGCACGTCGATCTGCGATGCGATCCGGTTCTGCGTGAACGGTGCCATCGCCTCGCGCGTCCAGCCTTCGGCGCGGCCCAGTGTCGAGCCGCGCTTTGCCAGTGGCCCGGTGATCTTGGCGCGGTGCAGCAGCCAGAGCAGGCAGCCGACCGGCCAGCCGCCCCAGATTTCGTCAGCGTCGGTGTCTGCCCACCATCCGCGCCGGTCGGTCGCGTCTGGGTCAGGCAGCTCCTCGTCTGGCGGTGCAAGTGCGTCAGTGCCCAGCGCGACAATCACCGCCGACTGCAGATCGTAGCCGTCAACCAGTAGGTTCTGATCTGACATCAACCAGTCGAGTTCAACCGCGTAGGCGGGGAAATCGAGCTGCTGCAGATAGCGGATGTCGCTTGGCATGCTACGGCTCCGTGTCCTCGGATGTCGGCGGGCCGGGCTTCGGTGCCTTGACCAGCACCGCACCTTCGCCGCTCGTCTCGGTCGTCATGCCCTTGCCATTGTTGGCACCGTAGACCGGGTCATCGGCTTCCTCGCTGCCGAGCTTGATCTCGCCGATGAAGCACCAGCTCTTTTTTTCCTTGTCGTAGTAGCCAACGACATCGTCGCCGCAGCGAAACTCGATCCGCTTCTTGGTGGTGCGCACCTCGGTGTTCACCGTATCGCCTTCGTGCTTGTAGTCCTCGTGGTTTGGCGCGCGCTCTTTCTCGGCGCGTTCATCGAGGCTTGCCCGCTCGTAGTCCCATCCGGCAGCGATCCACGTTTGCAGGTTCTTTTCCGGCGTGCCGCCCTTCTCGCGATCCTGCTTCTTCTTTTCGACGTGGCGCAGTGACGTGAAGCGCTCCTTCTTCTCGCTCTTGCCGGTCTGGCGGCCATCGGCATCGCGCAGCATCGTTGCGCCCGGCGCGGAGCCTTCGCCGTCATCGTCCAGCGACATGATGTAGGTCGCATCCTTGCGGATCAGCGTGCCCTGCCCCTGATGGTCGTACTGGAAGCTCTCGCCCGCCTTCAGTCCCATCGGACGGTGCCTGCGGTCATCGACGCCGATGCAGACCGGGTGATTGCGCTGGCCGCCCATGAAGATGCAGATGCCCTCCGCAGCCGCTCCCTTTTCCTGCTCGCCCAGTCCGCCGCCGCCTGCGCCGCCGTCACCGCCGCCCTGCTGGCCGCCTTCCTTCTCGTCGCGCGGCAGCGGCATCGTGGTCATTCCGAACGCCTGAATGCGCTCGATCAATGTCCGCGCGTCTGAATTGAACATATCCAGCGCAAGCTCCTGCACCTTCGGGTTATCGTTGCTCTTGTTCAGCGTGAAACGCGCCGCCATGTGCATGATCCGGCCCGACATCTCCAACAGCGTATTGCGGTGCATCTTTTCTTCTCCCTTCAAACAGCCAGCATGCTGCCGTCACGCGGCATGAAGGCCGGGTGGACGACCTTGTTTTCATCAATCAGTTCTTGGTAGCGACTTCCATTGCCATAGGCCCGCTGCGACATCCGCAGCGCGGGCATCACCGTCTGGTAGTTGTAGGCGACCACGCGCGGCAGCAGCCGACCGCGATCAGCCAAATGCATCACCACGTCGCCGTGCAGGCGGATCAGTGCCATGTAGGTGCCCGCGTCCAGATCGTCGGCGGCAATCTCGCTGGTCTGGTTGAAGGCCGCGTTGATCGCGACCCCGGTCGCCTCGACATCTTCGCGCGAGCGGAATGTGCTGTAGGCGATGATGCGGGCTTCCGCCGCCAAGGTCAGCCGCACGATAGCCAGCACGGTCTGCACCGCTGGCAGTGTGACCGGCGTCTCCTTGAGCGCGGCTTTGCGCACGCGATCCATCGTCACCAGCGTGGCCTTGCTGCGCCGCGCCAGATCGAGGCTCAGTCCAAAGGCCGTGGCGAAGGTCGGCATATTGATCATGTTGTAGTCCGCCGCCATCATGCCGACCATCCGGCGCAGCGCGGTGCCGATGTCGCCATACGGGCTCACCGCCGCCGACAGCACGACCGGGCACATGCGGCGCACAATGGCCAAGACTTCGTTGGCTTCGTCGCTGGTCATCGCGGACCTCCGGTGAAGCGGTCATTGAAGCTGGCGGGCGGTTCGGCGTCTGTTGGCGCGACCGGGGGTGAGGGCTGCGGGTTGCCGCTGGTCGAGAGCATCGCGCCCTCGCGACCGTTCATGTGCTGCGGCTTCACCATCGTCAGCGTGGTCGTGGTCCCGCCGCCATCGCTCTGTTCGTAGGTGCAGACGTTGCAGCCGAGCATGCGGTTGAGCAGCAAAGACGGGCTCTCGACAAAGTAATAATCGCCAGCGCGCCACGGCTGTCCCTCCTTGCGGAACCAGCCCTGCACGGAGATGTGCGCCTCGATTTCAGATCCTTCGGAGAACTGCTTCTCCATATCGACGCGGAGCTGCAGCCCCTGCTTGTCGTCGGAGATTTCAGCCGGGAAGACCATCCAGCGGTTTCGGTCGGATGTCCCCGTCGCGAACGCAGTCTGCTTGGTGGTCTGGTCGCCATTGTGCTTGTCGTTGCCGTGCTGCTGGCCCAGCGCCACCATGTTGCGATACTTGTACTCGTCGCGCACGACAGCGTTGGCACGCAGGATGTTCTTGCCTTCGGCCAGATGCTCTGCGGCGTCAGGCGTGTTCGCATCGTTCTTGCCGATCAGCAGCAGGTTTCCCTTCGCGTCGTTGCCGATCATTACCTGCCGCATCTTGGCGTAGCGTTCGATGGTGGTGATGATGGTCTCGCCCGGCTGCACGTGCGCATTCTCGAATGGCATGCCGCTGACATCGCCGACCGTGCGAACGCCGATGCCAAGATGCTCGACCAGCGAGCTGGCGATCTGCTGCAGGCTCTTGTTGTCGTGTCCGCCGATCTTGTCCAGCGGCGGCGTCGAGGTCTTTGTGTCGGTGGTCTTGCTCTCCCCGATCAGCCGCACGCCGTGCATGCTCGCATCGTAGGAGACGTGCCGCTCCAGCACGATGCCGGTGATCGCCAAGTAGTCGCCCAAGAACACCTGCACCTTCGCGCCGGGCGCGAGGTCGGTCTGATACCAGTGCAGCGGGATCGGGCTCTGCTCCGTCAGTTCGAACATGAAGGTTGAAGCGACCGCGCCCCAGCGCACTTCACAGCGCATCGAAGTCCAGTTGGTGAAGTTGCGACCGTTGACGACAATGGTCGCAATCTCCTTGTTCCTGCTTTGCAGCGCAGCCGGATTACCCGGAGGCGGCGGGGCTTCCGTTGTTCCTCCATAGATTGGGACACGGATCGGAGGGTCAGCCATTACAGCGGTGCCTCCGAGTTGCGGACGGCGTCGTCTGCCGTCTTCCTGTAGGGCGCAGTCTGCTGCGCGGTCTCCGGTGCTGGCGGTCCCATCACCGAGTTCTCAGCACCTGCTGCCGACTTCTCGATCTGCGAGGGTGTTGACGTGGTCGCGCGATAGTCTGGATCGCCGTACTCCACGAACTCCATTTCGACCTGACAGAAGCCGCCGCGCTCACGGCTCTCGCTGACGCT